ACTGAGTCATCTCCATCGACATACATACAGTGTCGTATCGCGCCAAGCCAAGCCCGCAGCAACAATATATTTAGCACCGTTCCCCCTAGGGCGGTGCTAGCTTCACCTGACATACGTGTGCCAGGCGTGTAATACTGCGTGCCATTCTTGGTACCACCCCGATTTCGCATCTGCATCAACATGTACCTACGCACTGATTTACGATGAATGCCGCCAAACAACCGTTGATAAAAACGACTTTCAATCCGTAGCAGTTCTGGTGTTATGTGCGCATCAAACTTAGAATGATCCAGACACATAAATAGGGGCTGGGCAAACGTTGCGGCTTTAGCGAGCAGATCGCTCGCTCGCTGATCAGCGTTACGCCCCTTAGCGCAAATAGGTGACTCAGATTGATCTTCAAGCGTGTACAATGCGCGTTCCATAGGGATGACATATCGCGCCCAGCTCACGCCATAACGCTTCGATCTATGCTGTATAGCTCGAGGTGCCTTATAGTCAGCTTCATGAGATTTGTCCGCCTTGATAAACATGCGTACTTTGGCATCTTCATTGTTAAGGGGGGTCTCATACAACGATTGGCGCGCCATTATATATTGCTTCTTCTTGCCGCCGGTGTACCGAGATATCACCTCGGAGTAGCTTATCGGTTCCAACCAATGGTCAGTACCGCTAGCCAACACCTCATCAGCAAGTTCATTGGCCAAATGCGCCAGCAAGCCACTCCTCTCGCAAGGGGGGGCGGCCAACTGGTGTCTAGACCGAAGCGCTGCTTCCTCGTTGTGGACACACCCCGCATGAGTCCAAACATAATTGGTTGGCTGCAGCTCCTGTCCTGCATGTGCAACCACAACATTCATGTAGGTTCGTCGCCTACATACACAATCCCGTTCCCTTGTCCTGATCCAGCTGCCTGCAATGACCTGCCCAGGTAACAAGCCACGAACGCAGACAGCGGGAAGGGAACGGGTGTCCTACGCAGCCTTGGTGATCTTAGGCAGTTTACATGAACGAGTAAGCAAGCCACCCCGAGACACCAGTCCCGTCGTCAATAATTGGGCCTGCTTTGCACGCTCATCAGTCTGCCACGGATCCCTGAAGTGCTGTCGCACCTCGTATTCCGGCTGCGTAATATCCATAGCCGCTCCCACACAACGTACGACCATCTCCGCTCGTCTCCTCCACGTTAGCTCTGAGCAGTCATACCTTGCCAGAAATTGTCTAGCCTTGCCTGCCATCTGGGGCAGCAATTCTGGTGTACGTGGTCTAAAGGCGAATTCACACTGCAAATAAGCAGTCAACTCGTCGTCAACCATCAGTGGCAATCTATTGTGTGGTCTCGTGAAGTATCGACGCAGTCGCGATACCCCACGCGTCAAATCGGCCCTATGGCGGACTGGTTCATCAATCTTAACTGGTAACGTGCCCAATTCGCCACAAGTATGAGCCATTGGATTACTCTGTGCCCCTTTATGCCAAAAGGCACTAGACGGTCCATAACATTGCGGTTTAACACGTTTGGGTCCAGTTTTACTGCGCTTAGCCGACGCGACTGATCGCTCGCTGTCACAACTAATGCTATCATCATCACTTGTTTCGCTCCGCCCGCGTTTGAGCTGAGGCTGTCGACTCGGAGCCTTGTCCTCAACACACGTCATATATGATGACGAGGCGCTCGTAATCGTCTGGTGCCTCAATCTTGAGCCACGACTCGAAGATGATTCGCTCCAATTCAGTGATGCTGTCGTAGTGTGACCGCAATAACCAGTCAAGCCCGCGTGAGTAGTACCACTCCTTAAGTCGGCGTATCGTACGCCTCTGGCGACATCCGCGTCCAGATTTACGTGTACGCTTAGTGGTTTCTTTAGCCGGTTCCTCTGGGAGGGCCATAGCTTCTCCCCGCTGAACGGGCGCAGATGGTACCACGGGCGGTTGGTCGGGCGTGGCGCCAAGTGTTTCCGGTTTACGACACGCCTCCAACAACCTTGTTTGTTCGCGTCGGGATATTCCGCCCCACGTCCATGCCCGCCCAGGAATTG